TGTTTGTTTCATTCTTCCCCTCAACATAAGCACATCATTTTCGAAAGACAAACTAGAAGATCCTGCTTGAAAAGCAAATGTTCCGTCCGCTTTTAAAAAAAATCCACTGATATTAGGATTTAAAGTTGTCGGGAATGCTTCATCAAACACAAGATTATCGAAGCCTACGCTTGAAATAGAACCTATTTTAGCAGTATCAGTTTCCCCATTGGTTTTCCCAAATCCAACTTTTATTTCGTGTCCTTTTATTTCGCCAGCTGTTATTTTATCTGCGGTGAGCGTATTTATCTTTGCGTCAACTATTGCTGCTTCTGCTATATTAGCAGTTCCAATTAATGCGTTAGCAAATGCATGATAAACTGGAGTTGCGGCGGCATTACTTGGAAAACCTGCTAACCTAGCAACAATAAAATCTCCTTCTCCAAAATCGGGATCTGGATCAATATAATCTTGATTAGCAGAATCTTGCTCCCTAGATCCAGCAGGGTGAGAATTTGAAACTTTATAGTTTACGTTTTTGTAATAAATATTTCGCAACCCAACATTAACATATTCCTGATCTGGATCTGCAGGTTCAGCTTGATTATCATTATTCCACCATATATAAGAAGCTCTTTGCGTATCATAATTAGGCCCAACTCCGGAGCCATTTATCAAATATCCAGTTCCCTGATAATATAATACATGTTGAGGCCAACTAACATAACTACCATCCCCACCAAAAGGATCTGGTTGAGGAGCAAGAGCTATTGTGTTTCCGAAAATTTCGGTCATATTCAATTCAAAATCATCAATATCAGTTGCAGAAGCTTGACCAAGAGTAGCCTCAAATCCCAATATTTCTTGATTTATCCCTAAGTTTGCACTTCCAGTAAATGGACCTTTGTTTCCAGCAAAATCAACAGGTCTAACCCAAAAATATTTTGTTTCATTTGTTTTACCAAGGTAGGAAGTCTCAATCTCTGGTCCATTTGCGGGAACATTAAATATTCTTTTTGCATTGGTTATGCCGGACGCAGGGTCTTGAAGCTCAATTGGAATTGGTTCAGAGTTTGATATTACGCTAGGAATATTACCCTCTATTCTTCTATATCCTTTATTATTTGAAAAATCTACATCTTCGAATGGATCACGCTCGCTCTTTAAAAACACATCAGAACCAAGACTTCCCAGCTCCAACTTGGGCTCTTTGGACGCCCACACTTCATAATGACTAAGATCATTGGGTATATTATCATTAAATGCATACTCAATTGCATTATCTACCGGGCTATTTGTGATAATTTCTCCACTTGGATGATTCCAGCTAATAAAAAAGTTCTCAAAAGCAGTTTCAATATTTAAATTCTTAACGGGGCCTGGTATATCATCTGAAGATGTTCGAAAAACAGCGCCAACTCCATTAGGATTTTTACTACTATAATTTCTAGGATAAACCAAACATCGTTCGAGACCATCTGCATTATCATTTACTCCATACAAATCACCACTACCAAAATCATCGAATGGTAATATTTTATAATAATATCCTGTTATTTGATCAATACCATCAATCCTGGGAATTGGTGGAGTGTCGACTATTTGTGTTATGTTTTCTCCAAATGTTGCATCTGCTGCGCCAAGCGTAACCTTAACTAAAGTAGAATCTCCACCAATTGTTTCGTACGGCAACCCATCTGTTCCAGTTATCTCAAAGCTTGGTTCGCTGGATCGATATAAATTTACTTTTGTTGTTTTTTCTTGAGAGCTAAATGCGTAATTGAAATTGAATTTTATTTTTGTTGTTTCACTCAAACTATCAACCTGAAAGCCGTTTGACAATATACTTGGCTCTTGGTTTATTCCAATTATTTTTTGAGAATTTAAAATTTCTCCCTTGTTATCGATTATTCCAATTTCTAGACCGACACTTCTTTTCCCGCTTTCAGGAATACCAACATGTCCATACACAAATCCATCATACGATGTATTCTTTTCCCAAAAAGGTATCCAGTCACAAGCCAAATAGTCAGAATTTATAGAATCTCCAAAATTTAACACGGCGGGCATTGGCGCTGCGTTGGGAGTATTAGATAAGCATTTGTATACTGCGCCGCTGTAATAAACCAGATCACCTAGGTTATAATTTGAAACGATATCTTGATTATCGGCATTTACATTTGTCCAATATGTTGAAGAGTTATCTGGTTGTTGAATATCATCATAGATTGGTCCATTATTTTTTATTCCGCTCCATATGTCATTTTCATACAAAACTAAAGCTCCAGGACTGTAACTCAAAGAGTCGCTCCATGGATCACAACTCAAATTAAACCCAGAAACATACTTTGAAAAATATTCTGAATTGTTCGGTCTTTGCGGTTGCCAAGAATCTAAATTTGTATACGGATTTTGAATTGAGGAACTTATATCGCTTTTTGCTTTATATATTACCGCGTTTAAATTATCAAACACGGAAATGTTTTGCCAATATCGCTTATATTGATTTGGGAAATAATTACTACCTACTGATTGATTTTGTAGCGCAAGATAAAATGTTTGATCAAACAAAACGACATCTCCAGCAAGATACTCTTGGTTAGTGAAGTACGGGCTGATATTTGCATCTGGATAGATCACAAGGTCTCCAGAGCTATAATTTATACCCGTATCAAATACACCCAAAACATTATCGGAATCTGGCCCAAACTCTTGTTCTAATTTATACAAATCATTAATATACTCAACAATATCCCCCTGAGCATAAGTTCCAGAAGATTGCCAAGTACCATAAAATGGACGCACAGTCGGTTCACCATCTTCATAGTTTGTGTCGATCAAAGCGGTAAAGATATTTTTATTAGAATCTGCTACATTATCCCCAATAACATAATTTGCCGAGGCACTGAATATTTCATAGTTTGTAAGAAATCCTCCGGTGCCATATATTTGATTGTTTATTTCTCGAGTAAATTCGTATGTATTAAACACTTCGGTATTTGGAAGATCATACAATACTTGGCGGTTACCAAATTCATCTACAGTAGATATCTTAGAAGTATTTCCTTCTGTTATGCCTGTCAAAAACTCTTTTGTATGAGAATCAAAAAGTGAACCACTTAAACCAAGCACAGACGGAACGTCAGAATTAGTTAACGCAAATCTATACTTATCAAGATCAACCAATGTACCATCTTGATCCACAATATCCCAATTAAATATTAAATCATCTTTTTGCTCGCGATATCGAAGTGCTCCAATTTTGACTTCGGAAGTAAAAGCTTTTAGATTTCTATTCAAGGCTAACCCAAAATCAGTCAAATTATATACATCCGAAGGGCCATATCCATCAATTGCCTGAAATGTATAATAATACGAATATCCCCATACTTGATAAGCGGAATAACTTTGCTCAAATATATCTTGTTCGTCAAACTGATAATCAAACTTTTCTCCAATATTCTCCCACAAATCAGTGTTAGAAGGATCAGTATTTTGCCTCCCCAAGCTTTCTATTAATGATTTATTTATATCGGTTTTTGCGCGATAAACAGAATCAGAATATACAGCCATATCGCCAGATCTATATTCGCTTCTCCCAAAATTCCAGCTCTCTGCATTATTTAATTCCTGATAGTATTCATAACTAGATTGCAAATCTTGTGGGTAAATCAAGTTTTTATCAGAAGGGATTGCTAGCGATTGTACACTCACCCCACTAAAATCTGTATCATTTGAAAACCAAGAAAACGACATATCCGAACCTCGAAGGGCATAACTCAACCCTTCTACTTGGGGGGTATAATTTATTCCCGTTAAAACTCCAGTCGCAGTTCGACCAAAAGAATCGTGAGATATAATTTTTACTCCTATTGTTCTATCAAGATCTAAATCTTGAAACGAGGCTTCATTTAGCGTCAAAGAAAAATCTCTGTATTCATTCAACAAACCTGTTACGTCTGCGGTCAACAAAGTATCCTGCATTCCTAAAGAATTTGCAAGGGTCTGGTTATCCAAAACCTGAGCATTAGGTCCATTTTCCAGAATTATTGAAAACTTCTCAAAAAATGAATCATTCAATAGTTCTGTTGTTACGGCTTGCCCTTCTTTCGCATGACCCACAGGAGGAATTAAAGACCAAGATATTTGAATATTTTTATTTACATATTCTGACTCTACTTCCAATTTGTCGCCAGGATATTGAGGTTCATATAAATTAACCGAACCAATATTTGGATTCTCTGGTAGGTTTTCAATTCTTAAATTTGCAAACGTAAACGTATCCTCAAATCTTGGAGGGCTAATAGATATTCCACTTTCAATAAACTCTGATCGGACACCAATATCACTTGCAGCAAAAACCCTAACATCAAATTCTCCATAATTACCCTCCAGAGAAATAACCTTTTGAATTGCTTCTCCCTCAAAACTAGCAATATCCGACCCTTTTCCTAAATTATATTGAAAAGAATAATTATCAGATGTGCCAACGACCTCGTAATTTGCATCAAGATCGTTTACATTAAATTGAACTCCTATTGCAGTAGATAACATAACACTATATATTATACAGTTAAATCAAACAATAACAACCCGTCTGGCGCTTCTGGAATTGACATATCCGCTTGTGGAGGAATTGGTAACGAAGGAGGTCGCACAACACCTCTTCGGTCAACGGCAAAAAACTTAGAATAATTATATTCCAATCCAGTTACTTCATATTTATTTTCACTTATTTCTTTTACCCCCAACGTTCTAAATAATTGACCCTCAAGAAATCTATCCACCAACGAACTTATGCTAGCAATAAAGGATACGTATCCATTAGAAACAATCGAGCCAGAGCCTCCAATATCTGGCGCGTCATTGTATATACTCGCACTATCAATTAACTCGAATACATTTTCATCAAGCGGCGCAATATGCCAAACATCATTTGCAACACCAATATTTCCAGTCAATCCATACACGGTAAGTTTTCCTATTTTATTTAAATCTATTGCGTGTCCATCCCGCAACTCAACTACAACAGCGTTTTCTCCTTGTATGCTTTGCTCGCTATTTATTCTGTATATTCTATTTATTTGGCCGCTAATATAATTTGGGTTTTGTTTTTCGACGGGCGATGGTTGGTTTTGATTTGGCTCGACATAGTAATTAAATTCTTCTTGGTTTGACAAAAAATAACCGATCGGGGTAGATGAGGATATTTTCCTTATCGACATTTTTTTATTTGATCCTAGCAGATAATTTTCTCCATTAGTTAATCGATCAGCATGTCCGCTTTGAGCAGAATCATCATAAACAAATAATCCATTAATCAATTCCCTAGAAGAATTATTATACAACACATAAACAAATTTATTTGTAGTTGAATATGATAAGCTTTCTATCCACCAAAATTGATTTCTGTTTTCAGAGTTGGTCCAAACCCAACCAACATCTTGAATAAAAAACCAAAAATCATCATCAACTCTATCTTTTAAATGTTTTACATATATCCAACCAAGCGAAACGCTATATACCCAATCCCCCTTGATTAAAATTGTTCCCAGGAAATCAGACTTAACCCAACCATTGTTGTAATTTTGAGATATGCCTAATGCTATTTTTTCTTCTAGGCTAATAGACTGATCTGTTGCCACACCAATCAATCCCTTTATTGAATAAACTGCGCCTAGATTTATTTGATCAAGAGCGTCATTCAGCCTTGAATGACTATTTGTTACTACATAATGCAAGCCTCCCAAGTTTCCAAATCTATCTTTTCCAACAGAAAATATATTTACTTCGCTACCGCCGGAAGACTCAGATATCTTAAATGTATGTTTAGTTGAGTTGATTATGTAATAATTAGCAATACCACTATCCACAGATTTTATTCCCCCAGGAAGAACGCCGTCGGTGGTAAAGTAAACTTTTTCTCCATCAGAAAATCCGTGATTGTATATTTTTATTTGGTTATCTGAAACAGACAATTCAATTGGCAACTTTAGTGTCAGGTCGCCAACAATTGTTTTTTGCCCTTGAGGGCCATAAACATTTATGCTTGGATCAGTATATATAGACCCTTCAAACCTAGAAATTTGAGGAGTTCTTAGAGACTCAATTTCACTATCTTGATCATCTTCACTTTTTTCAAACGATGACCTTCTATCTATATCTTTTAACGTTTCATTTGTTTGTCCGCTATACACAGTCAATTCAATGCGCGAATAACTAGGAGTAGAAACATTATCTTTATCAATCAAAATGTAAGGATCATATATATTTACATTTTCTTTAATTTCATTGTCATTTATTATGTTTCTATTTCTATACAATTGAACATCTAACACACGACCGCTTTTATCTGTGTTTGTGCGCGCTTCATCTGAAACTTCAAAAACATATCCAGGCAAAAGATAAGAAGCTTCTTGCCCTGCTACAAATTTTATTGTTTCTGTTTCTAATTGAGAAGTTAATAATATCCACTTTGCTAATCGTCTTGCTTGGCTTTCTGAAGTTATACCAAATCCCATTGTTTCATTCTCGATATACCCCAATGACTGCATGGATGTCGCATCTTCTTCATAAACCAAGTCAGGCTTGAAGTTTTTATCTTTATTATTAAATCTAACCATAGCGGCAGTAACTTTTTTATTTTTTAGCACGCCAGAATACTGAAACTCAGAGTCGATAACATTTGAATTATTAAACAACTGAATTGGATTTTTAAAACTATCATTTGTTACGCTTATTTTTCCGCCGATGTAGCTCGCCATTCCTCTAAAAATTGAGCTCATAGAATTAATTATCTGCATAGCCTCAGATCTATCAGTCAATAATAAATTTGCAGTAAATCTAGGTTCAACAATTGGATGATTTATTTGTATTGCGCATGCCCCCAAAACAGTATTTGTGGGACCAAATGCCGCGACGTTATCCCCAAAGTTAGGACCATAAAGCGTTATCGTGCCAGAGGACGCATTATACCTTAAAATCGTTCTTTCTTCTATTATAATTTCACCTTCTCGATTTATAGATTTTTGCGTTATTGTTGATCTTTGAGAAGTTGTAAGATCTCCAGATCCATAACTATGTTGAAATATAAAAAACGCAACCTTTTTACCTATAAAGTTAACATCCCTACCAAATGAACCTTCGAACTTTACATCGAATACTCCATCAGAAGCTTGACCAGAAGACGAAAAGGCAAGTGGTAGACTGGTTGAAGTTTCTATTGGATAATTTGTTTCCACCAATTCGTCGCAATATTTCGCAACTTTATATAATTGCCATTTATCGATACTGCTTTCCTCCAATCCATATTTACCAATACCATACCTCGTATTATGCAACAAATCAAAAAACACCCACGCAGGATTGTCTGTCCAATATTTATTTGCATCCGATATTTCATTAATTGATTGAGCTGCATCTGTTTGACCCTTAAACAAACCATTCCATGGGCCATCATATTTACGAGACACAGGATTATAGTTTTCGGGGATCAATACTTTTTTTAATTTTAAATGATAATTTCTATCCGGAGCACTAGGAAAATTCTTGCCATCAATCAACAATCTAACCATTGCCGTACTTGGATACAATAATTTTTCATCAATTGTTTCAGCAACATGCGCGAGTTGAAGTCTTCGCGTTTTTGCAATTCCTCCAACACTTCCACCTTTCACAGATTGATCATACTCTCTACTGAGCTTTATCAACTTAAAAGTTACTCCGCCAGATATTTCTGAAGAATTTATCTCTGGACTATACTTTATATGCAAATCAAATTGATATGTTCCGGTAGCAATTCCTTTTAATTTCATATAAGCATTATAATCATTACCGACAGTTGTTAATCCCGACTTGTCTTGATACTCAATCGAACAACCAGATGAAGAATCTAATATATTATATTCTCCGTCTCGACGAGAAACCAATAACGCGAATCTAACATTATTTTCGCTTGTGCTACCATCATCATTAGATATAGCGAGCTCAGCCTTAAATGAAAAGGTAACCTTACCAACACTTCTATTTGATACAAAATGAGATATTACTTTTGCTCCATTTGTTTTTGCTATAGAAATAGAACCATAATGAGAACCTGGGGAACCATTTGCGTCATAGGGACCGCCACCATAAAGCAATGTGTCATAATCTTTTACCGAATATACTTTATCAGCAATTATTGTTTTATCTTGAGCTTGTCCATCTTTAAATGCTGGCGCGCCATCAGCCGAATCTTCTTTTTCATTGAGTATATAATTGTATTGTCCGCTTTCTGTTGATTTAACTTGTACATCATTTAAAAATATACCCTCTCGAATATCTCCTCCGGATATGACGCCTCCATATTTATTCACAAATCCTTCGATCGGCCCTTCGCACAACACATCAAGAAACTCCATTTCAGTATATGATTCTAGAACAGATGCATTTTTTGTGCTGTTTATTTTTTTGTTTGCTTTATTGATCGCGACATTAGCGGGCCCAATTTTCAACCGGCCATAACCAAGAGGTACGGCTATACCTTGGGCTTGTCGTGTTGATGCGCCAGACATTAAAAACGATTTTGTACTTGTTGGATCTTTTCGTGCAGGTGGCTTTGGTGGCTTGAATAGCGCGTTCATTGCAAACTGAGCTACAACACCCCAAACAGCACTAGCAATACCACCTGCTATTGCAGCCCCTAGTGTTGACGCAGCAAAGGCAGAAGTCATAAATGTAGACGCTATAAAACTTGCAACAAAACCGCCATAAGCTTGAGAAACAACGTGTATTTCTTGATTTTGGTATTTTATTTGCGTTTCATATTCTTGTAGCAAACTTTCTTTTACATCATTTTCGCTTGTTATTTTCTTGGGATCTTTTTTTATAAAAACATAATTTTCTCCTTCATTTGCTTTTTTGCAAATGTATTGAAGAAATCCTTCGCTGTTTGCCTCAAGTGCTTGAATAATTTCTGTTGGCGTGTTCGCGGCGACCTCCCACTTTTTACCAAAGCGTTTACCCAATTGACCATGTAGATATACCGTTTTCACTTTACCTTAAACCTTGTATATTTATACACTTATATTTTCGTATAAGTAAAAGTCATCATCAATCAAACTATATATTAAAAAAGGTATGCACAATTCATTCGAACTTTTTTTATCATCTGAAGATGGCCGAGCCCCTCCATTCCAATGACTATGAAAAACATAAGCAACATCATATTCAATCAATTCAACAGGATCAATTGCAAAAAACCCAACCGGATCGGGGTGAAGATTTTTGGTTGGTTTGAAAATCAATTGATTGTCGTACTTTATAATTAATGCACAACATTCTTGATCTGGAAAATCCCTAGCATATCTTTTGCAATCTTCCAGAATATATTCTGGCAAATTATTCGACACTAAATTTTTCGGTACCAGGAAATCCACCAAAAGGTAAACCTGGAGATTGAGACGCGCCATTGTGATTATGCAAATTAGTAATCCTATTATCAAATCTTTTCTTGCATGCATTTAAATTTTTCTGACATTCATCTTTCAACCAATACTCTTTATCAAAAAATGGATGATGAGTGGATGCATTAATATGATTTTTCATGCAAACAAAAACTTGAGGAATTTTCTTGTATGAATCAACTGATGATTTGCCAATTATTTTTACAACATCTCCAAGCTTGTATCCAACAGGAGATTCTTTTGATCCATCCGGACCATATCTATTCCATTCGGGAACATCTTGAACTTTTCTTGGATAGGTTCCTGGAGTTACATTAACAGTTAAATCTTGACCCTCAATTGTTTCAATTGGTAATCCTTGATAATTACATCCAACATTACATCGATATGTCCACCCGCAATAATCAGACAACACAACTCTCGCAGGAACGGGGGAATTTTCAAGCTCAAGAGATGAAACCAATTCAAATTCTATATATTTTCGATTTTCTTGATTTTTTTTGTTTATAAAATAAACATCATCAGGAAGGTGCGAATCTGAATCTGCCTTGCCAAACGGATTAACCTTAACACCATTTAAATTTCTGTTTTGAAAATTTTCATCATCAAGAAATCGAGCATACGTTCTTTTTCGCGTGACCCTACAATTCGCAAAGTCTTGGTTTGAATGAATAATCTTCGAGAACATACCTTCAGGATTCGCAATGGTCATTGTTGGCCTTGGTAATCGTCCATCTGATTTTTGTTCAAAACCCTCCATTTTTACTGGAAGTGGCTGATATGATTTTCCCTGCCAAACAATTGGATTTGTTCCATTGATCATTGGGCAAAATCGATACACCGTTTCGGCTCCAATATTCATTCCATATAAATCCTCAAGCATTTCAAAATTACTTTGCAAATTACTAAAATCAATTTCATACAAATCAATCAAAGTATCGGGTGTTAGCGAATTTAATTGCTTGTTTAAATGTGCCTGAGATTCTCCCATAATATATTATACAATATGTATTTTTATTAATCCATTTGTTATTGGATAAATTCCATTTGAAATTACTTGAATTGACCCATAATGAACTCCAGGATTTTTAGTGGCTAAGTTTAATCCGTTTAATGCTAAATTGTTATAATCCGAAGTGACAATACTTGAGTCATTCGATGGACGACAAACAATATCAATATATCCTTCTTGTTTTCCAGCAATTATATTGGTAGAATTATTGTTTATAAATTCAGTGTTAACAAAATAGTTGCAGTCTTGATATTCGGAATTACCTCGTTTGATGCGACCTTTGTTGTTTTGAAAGTATATATTTGATGCACCAAAACCTTCTGGAACAAAACTATCCCCCTGTGGGGCCATCACTGAAAACGACAGCCCTCCTGCCGGGCCATCAGTATAATTTTTACTAATTTTAATATACCTTCCATCTAGATCAAACGGCAGCGATTGATCGCTTGGCAAAGCTTGAATATAATCATTTCTTTCAAGATCTCCAGTTATCACTCCAGCAATAGATCCCAATTTTTCAAAACCCCTACTACCCAAAGAAGCCACATTTATAGAATTTATATTCAAATCATAATCTCCAAGATTTTTAATGTACAATCTTTTTCTTAATATTTCATTATTTTGTATCGGCTCACCAACATTTTCTTCAGACATAACAAATGGATTGAGAAATGCAATTTCTGCGCTTTGTAGCGGTGGTGGCGCACTTTGATTGTCATATTGATGAGCTGTATAATTGAAAGGATATTGTTCGAATCGCGCGCTGATACTATGATTGTTTTTATAATTGTATGTGTGGCTCCATTCTTGACACACAAAGTTTTTTGGTTTTTCGTATGGAGCGGGAGCAGAAAATAAAAATGGAATGCAGCCATAATGATGCTCAAGAAAATGAAGAATTGCATATGCCTCAGCATCATTTCTATTATTAAATTGCAGATCAAGACTCAATAAACTTTCATTTATTCCGTCTCGATAAATTTGAGTATATCCTGCACCCAGCGACAATTCCTGCAGCCTTGGTTTTTCGGATATGTTTAACCCAATAGATGGTTTCCAGAAAAATTCGCGCGTCCAATATTCTGGATTGATATCTTTGAAATTTCCATTTTCTCGCGTCCACGAACTTTGTTCCTCAACAACTTTTTTGCCAGCCGCACTAGAATCGCTGTGCCAATAATAGTATCTGTGATTTTCCGGTGAAAACACAACATCATTTTTTTCGTAAAACATATCATCAAGATAATCATCCGCTTTATTGGTAAACAATTGCTCAGACTTTCTCAATAAAGAAGCATCTAAATTTCGCAGTCTTACATTGACATCATTGCTATTTTCAAAATTTAAATTGCGACTCCAATCACTACAATAAAATGTTTTTGTTTGAATTTCATTGGAATCGTACGGATGAAATGTTGCATTTCCATCCCATCTAAAGCCAGAAATGCCAAGCATATATTGCAAATTCGGCGAGCTTTTATCTTTCTCGTGTTGACCTTGATGATTTTCCAAAAAGTGAACAATTGCATTTGCTTCTCGGTTTGTTCTGTTTTTGAATTTTAAATCAACCTCAAATGTTAAACTGTTTATGTTTTTTGGTTGAAGAACATAATATCCATTGCCGTATTGATATTTGTAGTTGCTTGCTTTAAATGAAACTGTGCTGCCATAATCTGCATCAAAGAAAAATAAATCCCTGCTCCATAATGCATCACTTTCTTCGGGTGAAAGATTAACTTCTGACAAGGTCATTGTCTTAAACTCGGCAGGCTCAAAATCCTCTATCTCAGAGTCGCCCAAACCAACAACGTTCATGGCTGCACCAGTTAGTGTTGGGTCATTATTTAATGAAGTCACTCCAGTTTCAATAGAAAGTATTTTGTACAACCCATCATTATCACCAGTTGATCCTTCAAGATTTACTATTTGTCCAGCTTGAAAATTTGCGCCCAGACCATTTACTTGATTGTATGTGTCAAGAATATAATGACTTGGTCCCTCGCTTGTGTATGGCCCATCAGGAACCAAAGACAATCTATTAGATGCCTCAATAATTGCGCCGCCGCCAAACGACATATCTTCTCGCGCATAATAAAATAGTCCATCTCCTGTATTGTATACAAAATCAAACTTTTGATAACTCACGCCAGTTTGATATACCCCGCTATAATTTGATATGTTGGTCAAACTTTGTGTTTGAAATATTTCGTCGAGGTCAGACATTACTTGATTATTTGTTTTATTGTTATTGAGCTTTTCGCGTAATCACCTTCGCTGATCGAGCTTGATTGTGATTGTATTTTAC